CTCCAAGCGGCTTGAAGAGCTGGTGATCTCCAGGCGCCTGCGGCACGGCGGTCACCCCGTCCTGCGCTGGTGCGCGGGCAACGTCACGCTCCTGCGCGACAGCAACGGCAACTACCGCCCCAACAAGGGCAAGAGCACCGAACGTATCGACCCCATCGTCGCCGGCATCATCGCCATCGGCCGTGCGCTCGCCAACGTCACCGAAACCAAAGTCTACGACGGAAGCCTCGACACCCTATGACCCTCCGCCACCGCATCACCACCTGGCTGCTTCGCGGGCTCCACCCCCGCGACCCCGCCCTTGCCGAATGGCTCACCGGCGGCCTCGCCATGTCCGGCGTCGCCGTCACCGTCGAATCAGCCCTGCGCGTCGCCGCCGTCTATTCCGCCGTCCGCGTCCTCTCCGAAACCCTCGCCAGCGTCCCGCTCATCGTCTATCGGCGCAAGCCTGGCGGCGGCAAAGAGCGCGCCACCGACCACTGGCTGTACCAGCTCCTGCACGCCGCCCCGAATGGCTGGATGACCAGCTTCGCCTGGCGTGAAATGGGCATGGCCCACCTCTGCCTCAAGGGCGCCGCCTACAGCCGCATCGTCGGCGACCCCCGCGGCCGCCGGCAGCTCATCCCCATCCACCCCGACAACATCCGCGCCGGCCTCCTCGACAGCGGCAAGCTCGCCTATCGCGTGCAGACGTCTGCAGGGCAGATCACCCTCCTGCAAGACGAAGTCCTGCGCATCCCCTTCATGACCCTTGACGGCGTCACGCCCCTCACCCCCATCGGCGTACAGCGCGAAACCATCGGCTCCGCCATCGCCACCGCCGACTACGGCGCCCGCTTCTGGGCCAACGACGCCCGGCCCACTGGCGGCTGGATCGAATGGGACAAAGACTTCAAGGACGACGCCGCCCGCAAGAGCTTCCGCGAGCAATGGCAAGAAAGCATGACCGGCGCCAACCGCCACAAGACGGCCATGCTCAAGCCTGGCATGAAATACAACAGCTTCGCCCTCAATATGGCCGACGCCCAATACATCGAAAGCACCAAGCTCCACCGCACCGAAATCGCCAGCATCTACCGCGTCCCCCCGCACATGATCGGCGACCTCGAGCGCGCCACCTTCAGCAACATCGAACAACAGTCCATCGACTTCGTTGTTTACACCATGCAGCCGTACTTCGCCCGGTGGGAACAAGAACTCACCCGCGGCCTGCTCAGCGAAGCCGAGCAACAAGACTACTACGTCGAATTCCTGGTGGACGGCCTCCTGCGGGGCGACGCCACCGCCCGCGCCAACTACTTCCGCACCGCCATCCTCACCGGCTGGATGAACCGCAACGAAGTCCGCGCCATTGAAAACATGAACCGCGCCGAGGGGCTCGACGAATACCTCACCCCCCTCAACATGACGCCCGCAGACCTCCTGGCCGAAACCGTAAAAGGAAAGCTCCAATGAAAGACCTCGAACGCCGCTTCTTCCACTGCGACGCGCTCCGGATCGAAACCCGCGCCAAGGACGGCAAAGAACGCCCGGTCATCCGCGGTCACGCCGCCGTCTTCAACCAACTCTCCGAAGACCTCGGCGGCTTCCGCGAACAGATCGCCCCCGGCGCCTTCGCCGACGCCATCAAAACCGACGACGTCCGCGCCCTCTGGAACCACAACGCCGACTACGTCCTCGGCCGCAACCTCTCCGGCACCCTCACCCTTGCCGAAGACGCCCGCGGCCTCGCCATCGAAATCGACCCGCCCGACACCCAATGGGCGCGCGACCTCCTCATCAGCATGGAGCGTGGCGACGTCAATCAAATGTCCTTCGGCTTCAGCCTCCGCCCCAACGGCCAAGACTGGGCCAAGGACGACGCCGGCCAGGTCATCCGCACCCTCAAGCGCGTCCGCCTCTTCGACGTCTCCCCCGTCACCTACCCCGCCTATCCCCAAACCGACGTCGCCGTCCGCGAGCTGCGCAGCTGGGAAGGGCAGGGCAGCACCGCCGCCCAGGCCGAACAGCACGCCGCCGAACTCCGGCACATCCAGCACCTGCGCATGCGGCTCGACCTCAGCGCATAAACGCAACACCCGCAGCACCACCAAGGGCCGCCCGGGCAACCGCGCGGCCCTTTTCATTTCGCAGCCCACCAGGAGCCACACCATGACCAAACGCCTCAACGACCTCCGCCACCAGCGCAGCCAACTCGTCGACCAAGCCCGCGGCATCCTCGCCAAAGCCGAAACCGAAAAGCGCGGCCTCACCGCCGAAGAGCAAGGCCAGTACGACAAGATCTTCGCCGACCAGGAACAGCTGCGCGGCACCATCGAAGCCGAACAGCGCCAGGTCGAACTCGAACGCAGCCTCGCCGGCACCCAGCTCAACGAGCAGCGCACCAATGATGGCAACCCCGACGACGGCCCCGACGGCACCGGCCGCGACAGCAAGGCCTACCGTGCCGCCTTCCGCAGCCTCCTGCTCAACGGCCGCTCCGGCCTCACTGGCGACCAGCTGCGCGCCCTCTCCGCCGACGTCTCCCCCCAGGGCGGCTACACCATTGCCCCCACCCTGTTCGTCGATACGCTGCTGAAGTTCGTGGATGACGAAGTCTTCATTCGCCGCTACGCCACCAAGTACAAGATCAAGGGCTACTCGAGCCTCGGCGCCCCCAGCCTCGACAACGACCCCGCCGATGCCGACTGGACCAGCGAAATCGCCTCCGGCGCCGAAGACAGCACCATGAGCTTCGGCAAGCGCGAAATGCGCGCCAGCCCCCTCGCCAAGCGGCTCAAGGTCAGCAACAAGCTCCTCAACAACAGCAACATGGATGTCGGCACCCTTGTCGCCACCCGGCTTGCCTACAAGTTCGGCATCACGCAGGAGAAAGCCTTCCTGATCGGCAGCGGCTCCAGCCAGCCCCTCGGCGTCTTCACGGCCCACAACTCCGGCATCCCCACCACCCGCGACATCGCCACCGGCAACACCACCACCGGCATGACCTTCGACGGCCTGGTGGGTGCCAAGTACGCCCTCAAGCCCGCCCACCAAAAGAAGGCCCGCTGGCTCTTCCACCGTGACGGCGTCGCACAGATCGCCAAGCTCAAGGACACCACGGGCCAATACCTCTGGAACCCCTCCCGCAAGGAAGGCGAATCCGACATGGTCCTGGGCCTGCCGGTGGACATGTCCGAGTACGTCCCCAACATCTTCCTCACCGGCAAGTACGTCGGCGTCATCGCCAACTGGGAACACTACTGGATCGCCGACGCCCTCGACATGCAGATCCAGGTGCTCAAGGAACTCTACGCCGAAAGCAACCAGACCGGCTACATCGGCCGCCTCGAAACCGACGGCATGCCCGTGCTTCCCGAAGCTTTCGCCCGCGTCAAGCTGGCCTAAGCCCTCGCCACCCCCGCGCCTGCCCAGCGCAGGCGCCTTAACCCACCAGGAGCAACCATGCAAGATTTCAAGAACACCATCGAAGTCGGCCGCAGCATCGGTCCGGCCGCCTACATCGCCACCGTCACGGGCGTGGGTGTCGACACCATGAACAGCTCGCAGGTCGTCGTCATCCTCGACCCCGGCACCATCACCGATGGCACCCACACCCCGTCGATCCAGGAAAGCGACGACAACACCACCTTCACCGCCGTCGCGGCGGTCGACCTCATCGGTGTCCCCGCAGCCCTCGCCAGCAACGTCATCCAGAAGATTGGCTACATGGGCCGCAAGCGCTACATCCGCGCCCTGGTGACCGTCGCCGGTGCCACCACTGGCGGCATCTACTCCGCCAAGGTCCTCGGCACCATGCTGCGCCGCGGCCCGGTCTAAACCACCCACCCACTACGCCCCGGCCCCCGGGGCAGGAGACCCCCATGAAAGTCAAGATGCTCGCCACCATGGCCGGCCCCGAAGGCTGCTACCCCGCCGGCTCCATTGCCACCTTCGACAAAGAGTTCGCCCAGATCCTCATCGACGCCAACTACGCCGAAGCCGCCGAGTAAGCCCCCTCAACCCCAAGCCCGTCCGCCACCATGATCTACAAGCGCATCACTGCCCCCGCCGTCGGCGCCGTCACCGTGGCCGAAGTCCGTGCCGACCTCCGCCTCGACACCACCGACAGCGACGCCCTGATCGCCGACCTCATCGCGGACGTCACCGACGCGGCCGAGCGCAAGCTCGGTCGCGCCCTCATCACCCAAACCTGGGAGGCCGTCCTCGATGCCTTCCCAGACGGCCCCGTCAAGCTCCCAGCGCCGCCTGTGCAAAGTATCGTCAGCGTCACCTACACCGACACCGTCGGCGCCCAACAGAGCCTCACCGCCCCCGCCTGGCTGCTCGACAAAGACGCCGAACCCGGCTGGCTCTTCCCCGGCTATGGCACCACCTGGCCCGAAACACGCGCCATCCCCAACGCCGTCCGCATCCGCCTCACCGTCGGCTATGGCGACACCCCGGCCAGCGTCCCCGGCTCAATCAAGCGCTGGATACGCGCCCACGTCGCCCAGCTCTTCAACAACCCCGAAGCCGGCGCCGAAGGCCTGCAACCCATGCCCCTGGTCGACCGCCTGCTCGACCCCTACTGCATTCACGAGGTCTCCCAATGAAACCCATCAGCGCCGGCACCCTCAAGCACCGCATCAGCATCCAGCAGCGCACCGACGCCCGCAACGCCATCGGCGACGCCGTCACCACCTGGGGCGACATCGCCACCCGCATCCATGCCGACGTCCAGCCCCTGCGCGGCCGCGAATTCATCGCCGCCGCCCAGGTGCAAGCCGCCATGGACATGCGCGTCATCATCCACCGCCGCCCCGGCCTCACCCGCGAAATGCGCCTCGTCTGGCACAGCACCGAAGGCGACGTGCCCCTCGACATCATCAGCATCGCCCCCGTCGGCAAGCACGGGCTCCACCTCGAGATCATGGCCAGCTCAGGAATCCGCAATGCCCAATGACGTCACCGTCAAGATCGAAGGCCTCGCCGACCTCAAGCGCGCCCTCGCCGACGTCCCCAACAAGATCCGCAAAGGCGCCCTCAAGCGTGCCCTGCGCCTCGCTGGCAACACCATTCGCGACGCAGCCCGTGCAGGCGCCCCCATCCTGCAGACGTCTGCACGCCACCGCAAGCCCGGCACCGTCAAGCGCAACATCGTCGTGCGGGCCAGCAAGTTCGCCAGCCGAGCCGGGGACGTCGGCGTCTTCGTCAGCGTCAAGCCCCTCCGCGGTAAGGCCCAGATCAAACAGGGCAGGGCAGGGGCAAAGAACCCGAATGACCCCTACTACTGGTGGTGGCAAGAATTCGGCTGGGTAGCCGGCGGGCGGCGTGTGCGCGGCGGCCGCCACACCCGTGCCCTTGTCCGCAAGCGCGCCCTCGAAAGCGGCAAAGCTCGGCGCATTCCCGGCAAATACTTTCTCACCACCGCCGCCAAAGAAAAGGGCCAGGACGCGATCAGCGTCTTCATGCGCGAAGCCATCCCCGCCATCAACCGCCTCAACGCCAAGAGCAAACCATGAGCGCCGAAAGCACCCTCTACAGCCTGCTCGACACCCACGCCGGCCTCGCTGGCCTGGTGGCAGAACGCATCTACCCCGGTGCGCTCCCCGAAGGCTGCGACTACCCCGCCGTCGTCTTCGCCCGCACCGACACCCAGGGCATTGACACCCTCCACGGAACCCGCCTTGCCGAGGACGTCACCCTCAGTGTGCAAGGCTGGGGCCTCACTCGCACCCAGGCCAACGCCGTAGGCGACCAGATCCAGGCCGCCCTCAAAGCCTCCGGCAACCTGCCCACCAACCGCGCCGACATTGCCGACGAAGCCACCGGCCTCGAGGGCGTCGAGATCACCGTCACCCTGCTCATCAACCTGTAGCACCTTGCTGTAACCCCTCCCCGTTTCCACCACCCCGGCCCGCCCATTGCGGGCCGTTTCACTATCAGGAGCCCGCACCATGCCCACCGTCCGCAAATGGACCGGCGTTGCCGTCGCCATGCAATCGGCCATCGCCGCCGCCGTCACCATCAGCAGCGTCGCCATCGGCGCTACTGCCACCGTCACCACCTCCGCCGCCCACGGCTACGCCAACGGCGACTACGTCCTTATCGCCGCCAGCGGCATGCGGCAGATCGACAGCCGCGTTTTCCGCGTATCCGCCTCCGCCTCGACCACCTTCGTGCTCGAAGGCGAAAACACCACCGGCTACGACGCCTTCACTGGCGGCACGGCGCAAAAGATCACCTTCGGCACCAGCATCGGCACCATGCTCACCGTCAATGCCGCGGGCGGTGATTACGACTTCATCGACACCACCACCATCCACGCCAACGGCCGCACCCAGATCCCCGGTCTCCCCAGCGCCGCCAGCTACAGCTTCGACAATATCTGGGACGTTACCGACGCCGGCCTCGTAGCCATGAAGAACGCCACCGACCTGCAGTCCAAGCGCTGCTTCAAATTCACGTTCGGCCCCGGCGGTCCGACCATGGTCTTCAGTGGTTACCCCGCCTGTACGCTGCTGCCCGGCGGCTCTGCGCAAGACAAAGTCACCACCCCCAGCTCCATCACCATGGACGGCACTCCCACCTACTACGCGAGCTAAGCCATGAGCCTCCTCGACAAACTCCGGGCAGCCCGCGAAGTCCGCAAGCCCATCGGTGCGCACACCTTCGTGATCCGCCGCCCCACCGACCTCGACATGGCCCGCTGGCGTGGCAACCCCGCTCACGCCGACCTCTTCAAGTTCGTCGTCGGGTGGGATGGCGTCAACGAAATCGACATCATCCCCGGGGGCGACCCGCACCCGGCCCCGTTCAGCCCCGACCTCCTTACGGAATGGCTGTCCGATCGCCTCGACCTCTACGGCCCCCTCGCCGAAGCGGTGCTCGCCACCTACACCGACCACAAGGCAAGCCAACAGGCCGCAGTGGGAAACTGACTGGCTGGCTCGATGGCCTCGATCTCCCCGAGGCCATTCGGCCAGCCGCCTCGCCTGACACCGCCACCCGCTTTGCCGTCGCCGCCTGGAACCTCATGGGCGGTCAGCTCGACTGGTCTGCCCTGGAAGTGGTCGCCGAGCTGCTCGGTATTACTGACATTGAAACCCTGGTGCTGCAGCTCGTCGCCATCCGCGACCGGCCGCGGCAGGAGTAGTCATGGCTATTGCCACTTTATCAATCGACATCGAAGCCAAGCTCGCCAAGCTGCAAGACGGCATGGATCGCGCCGTGGCCGTGTCGGAGTCCGGCGCCAAGCGCCTCGAAGGGGTCTTTGCCGCGGCCTCCGCGGCCCTGGCCGTCTTCGCTGCGGCAGCGCCCGTCGCCGCCCTGGCCAGCATCGTCAATCATGCCGTCGACGTCACCGGCGCCATGAAGGACATGCAGGAATCCTTCGGCGCAAGTGTCGACGGCCTCTCCCAGATCCGGGCTGGCGCCGCGCTCGGCGGCAAGACTATCGCCGACATGGAGGGCCCGCTCTCCAAGCTCGTCAAGTCCCTCGACGAAGCCGGCGACAGCAGCAGCGACGCCGCCCGGGCATTGGAAGCCCTGGGGCTCAACGTCGCCGACATCCGCCAGATGTCGCCTGATCAAGCCTTCATCGCCATCGCCAACGCCACGCAGGATTACGCCGACGGCGCCGGCAAGGCGGCCGTCATGACCGCCCTCTTCGGCAAGGAGGGCGCCAAGCTGATCCCGACGCTCAACGACGTCGCAGAAGTCGGCGGCAAGTACCTCAAGATTACGCAAGCCCAGATTGACGCCGCAGATGAATTCGACAAGCAGATCAAGCGTCTCACGGCCACGTTCGACGACTTCAAGGTCAATGTCGGTAACACCGTGATTCCGGTGATCAACCGCATCGTTTCCGAGTTTCGCGACGCCTCCGAAGCCGGCCTGGGCTTTTGGGCCACCCTGGGCCAGATGCAAGGCACCCTCGGCCGGTTCGAAAGCTGGGATACCAAAGCTGCCGGCGCCCGCAAGGAGATCGACCGCCTGCGCGACGCCATCAAGAACCTCGACGACTGGGAGAAGATCGCGGGTGTCGAGAACGACCTCGACGCCAAGCTGCAGAAGCAGCAAAGGCTCCTCGCCTTCTACGTCGCGCGATCCAACGCCGGGCGCGACGCCATGGCCAACGCCCTCGGCGCCGGAGACATTGGGTCCGACAAGCCAGCCATCGGCTTCAGCGGATCGGCCCCGAAGCCAGCACCCAAGGCCAAAGCGGCCAAAGTCGAAGACACCCTGGGGGATTTCATCCAGGACGCCGAAGCCCGCTACAAGCCGTTCGAGGATTCCCTCAAGCGGCTGCGCGACATCAGCCTCGACGCCGCCGTTGCCAATGCCGAACTCACCCGCTCCGAACGCGCCCTCTACGACATCGTCAATTCGCCCGAATGGCAGGCCATGTCCGAGCCACTGAAGGACGTCATCCGGGCCGAAGCCGAAGCCGCCATCGTCGCCGAAAAAGCGGCGACCGACATGAAGCGCCTCAACGAGCTGCTCGCCGCCACCGACTCCGCCCGCCTCGAAAAAACCCGCGCCGACATGAAGTTGCTGGCCGAAGCTCTCGAGGGTGGCACGATCACGGCTGAGCAGTTCGAGGAGGCAGCCACTGCTGCCCTCGGCAACGTGGCTGACAAAGGCAAACAGGAGTTCGATGACCTCGAGCGCATCATCGACGGCTGGGGGAAAGACAGCGCCAAGAGCATCGCCACCGCCCTCACCAGCGGAAAGGCCAGCCTCGCAGATTTTGCCGATTTCGCCAATCGCATCCTCTCCGACGTGCTGGCGCAGATGATCTACAAGAACGTCACCGGCCCGGCCACTACGGCGCTCAGCAGCGTCAATTGGGGCGCCATGTTCGGCTTCGCCGACGGCGGCATCATGAGTTCCGCGGGCCCGCTGCCGCTCAAGGCCTACGCCTCCGGTGGCGTGGCCACCAGCCCGCAGATCGCCCTCTTTGGCGAAGGTCACATGAATGAAGCTTTCGTCCCCCTGCCTGACGGCCGCAGCATCCCCGTCACCATGAAAGGGCGGGGCAGCGGCGGTGTGCAGTCCGTACGCGTAGAGATCATCAACGAAACCAGCCAGCCGGCCCGCGCCGCATCCGTGCAGCCCACGCTCGACGTGGACGGCATGGTGGTACGTGTCGTGCTGCGCGACCTCAACAACAACGGGCCGATCCGTCAGGCCCTGGGAGCTTGATCCATGCCTGCCTGGCCCAGCTATGCCCACATCCAGCTCGACGGCTACGCCGAGCAGCGCGAAACCGCGCTGCAGAGCACCGACATGGAATCCGGCCCCCCAAAGGTTGTCCGCGTCAAAAGCCGCGTTATGGTGCGCCGGCCCGCGGTTGTGCGCTTCGCCACCCGAGCCGACTACCTCAGCTTCATCACCTGGTTCCAGACCGACATCAAGCACGGCGCCCTGTGGTTTGACTGGCTCGACCCCATCACCCGCAGCACCCGGCAAGCTCGCATCAAGGCCGGCGAGCTAGGCGATGCCGTGCTGCTTGGCTCCGCATCCCTCGACCGAGGCGTGCGCCTCACCCTCACCCTGGAGACCTGGCAATGAGCCGCACCTACAGCCTTACCGCCCGCCGGCAGCTGCACGGCACCGTGTCCGACGATCCGCCGCTTGTGTTGCTGGAGATCACCCATGAGGCGCTCCCGCAGCCGGTGCGCGTGGTGGGGGATTCGCAGGATCTGGTGAGCAACGGCAATGTATTCGTCGGCATGGGCTTCCGGGTTCGGCTGCCCGACGACGTTCAGGGCCAGCAGCCGCGTGCCGAGCTGGGCGTCGACAACATCGGGCGAGAGCTCATGCAGTGGATCGAGCAGTCTGCCGGCGGGCGCAATGCCAAGGTGCGGTTCATGCAGGTGTTGCGCAGCGCGCCAGACAACATCGAGTGGGAGATCAGCATGTACCTCAACAACGTGCGGGCGACCGTCTCGGAAGTGTCGGGCGAGCTGGGCTTCCCCCGGCTGCTCGATGTGCCGGCGGTGGGTATCCGCGCGGATCCGCAGACCATGCCGGGGATCTTCTGATGGCGCACTGGAGCGAAACGTACATTGGGCGCCCCTACGTGCCCGGCACCTACGATTGCGCCGCCCTGGCTGCCGATGTGCAGCGAGAGGTGTTTGGCCGGCATGTCGCCATCCCGGGCGAGCGACCCGACGATCCTGCCGCGTCGGCGGCGATGCTGGTCAGCCTGCAGGCCGATCACGCGCGGCGCCTCGATGAGCCCCAGGAGGGCGCCGTGGTGCTCATGCGGCGCGGCCCGCTTGCCCGCCCGTGGCATGTGGGCACCTATTTCGAGCAGGGCGGCGAGGGCTGCATCCTGCACACCACCCGCAGCGCGGGTGCGGCCACCGTGGTTCGGCTGCGCGATCTGGCGCGGTTCGGCCTGAGTGTTGAGGGGTATTACACATGGATCTGATCTCTCCTGCTGCCGTGCAGACGTCTGCACGGCAGGCTTCGCTTGTTTGGTCTCCGCACCCGCTGCTTGCCGCCGAGGGGCGCGTGGTGGCCTTCGATCCGCCCACCGGCGGCGAGTCCCTCCATGCCTATCTCACGCGCCTCGGTGTGGATCTGTCCGGCCCGGTGATCGTGGCGGTGGATCGCACCGTGATCCCGCGCGAGTGGCTGCACCGGGTCAAGCCCAAGCCCGGCACGCTCATCACGGTGCGCGCGGCGGTGGCGGGGGGGGATGGCTCTCGGGTGGCCGCCATGGTGGCGATGATTGCGCTCATGATTGCGGCCCCGTATCTAGGCATGGCGCTTGCCACCGGGATGACGGGCAGCAGCATTGCCGCTACCACGTTCATTGCGGGCACCACCCTCACGCCTGCCATGATCGGCACGGCCGTTGTCACTGTTGCGGGCAGCATGCTCGTCTCGGCGCTTGTCCCGCGCCCGAAGGTTGACCTCGGCCGCGCCATGTCCACCGCCAAGGACAGCCCCACCTACAGCCTGGCCGGCGGCAGCAACCAGTCCCGGCTGTATGAGCCGCTCGCCCTCACCCTGGGCACGCACCGGGTATATTTTGACCTCGCGAGCCGCCCTTACTCCGTCAATGTGGGCGACGACCAATATCTTTACCAGGTGTTCCACGTTGGCCTGCGCGGTGGCCAAGGCCCGCTGCGCGTGGCGGATCTGCGCATCGGCGATACCCCGCTCTCCGATTACTCCGGCGTCGTCACCCAGTACACCGAAGCCGCCATGCCCACGCTCATGCCCTACAACGTGGACACCCTCGCGGGCGCATCTGTCAGCGTGGCCGGGGGCCCGGTCACCCGCACCACCAGCATCGACACCACCCGCATCGAGCTGGATCTGCAACTGATCCTGTTCTACACAGGCGACACCGGCCTCATCGGCCGCGCCGTGGACGTGAAGCTCGAATACCGCGCCGTGGGGTCCGCCACCTGGCTGCCCATCGGCGATGCGCCCAGCTACGGCTACTACACCCATTACTGGTCCCTTGGCTACACGTGCACCCCGCTCGCCGGCATGGGCGACCCGTACTGGAAGCAGACTGCCTACGACGGCAACCGCAGTCCCGCTGCGCACGTTGACGGTGTTGGCGGCTGGTGGTGGCGCCCCTACGCCGAGCGCCCCGTGAGCGACCCAGCCCCGCCCGACTACCTTACCGACAGCTCGGCCGTGCTCCACATCAACGGGGCCAGCGCCACGCCCATCCGTCGCACCTACGGTATCGACGTGGCCAAGGGCCAGTATGAGATCCGCGTCACCCGCGTGTCGCCCGACGAAACCGACAGCCGCGCCACGTCCGACATCAGCCTTGTGGCGGTCAAAAGCTACCAATCCCAGGCCGGCAGCTTCACCGGGCAGACCTTCCTCGCGGTCAAAATCCTCGCCTCTGGCCAGCTCAACGGCACCGTGGCCACGCTCTCGGGCGTCGTCTCGCAGCCCATCGCCCCGGGTGAGTACTCCTCCAACCCGGCCGACCTCTTTCTGCTCTACGCCCGCGGCTACCGCATGGGTGGGCGCCTGCTGTGGGGCGCCGGCCTGCAAGATAGCGAGATCGATCTCGCGTCCGTCAACGCCTGGCGCACTTACTGCAACACCAAGGCGCTCACCTGCAACATCCACATCGACAGCGCCAAGAGCGTGTGGGACATCCTGCAAGCCATCACCCGTTGCGGCCGTGGGTCGCCCAGCTGGGCCACGGGAAAGCTCGGTGTGCTGTGGGATGCAGCCAGCCTCCCGGTGATCGCCGTGTTCGGCCCCAGTAACATCAAACAGGGCAGTTTCGAGGTGGTATATGGCTCCGAGGCCGCCGCCGACGAGATCACGCTCACCTACATCAACGCCGCCAACAACTGGCAGACCGACACCATCCGCGTGCTGGCGCCGGGCGTCACCACGCCCAAAAAACCCGCCGCGCTGGAGCTGTGGGGCGTCACCAACCGCGACCAAGCCGTGCGCGAGTGCCGCCTGCAGGCCGCCCAGCAGGCGTATCGCAGCCGCATGGTGAGCTGGGTGACAGACATGGAAGGCCTTGTCGTCACGCGTGGCGACGTGGTGATGCTCTCCCACGACATGACCCAGTGGGGCATGTCCGGCCGGCTGGTGGGCGGCTCGACCACCGTGCTGCAGCTCGACCGGAGCATCACCCTGAACGCGGCAGGTAGCTGGATCACCGTGGTGTCGCCTGACGGCACCATGACCACCTGCCGTGTCCAGTACGTTGCGGGCGAGGTGGCGAGCGTGACGCTGCTCGATCCGCTGCCCAGCGCGCCGGACGCCGATCACCCCATCGACTGGCGCTGGGTGGCCGACTACAAGGCCACGCCGGGCAAGCGTCTCAAGATCACCGACATCAAGCCGGCGAGCATGACCGAGGTCCGGATCACGGCAATGGACGATCCGGACGAGTATTACGCCTACGAGTCGGGTGCCTACACGCCCCCGGCCGTCACGCCCTGGACGTCCTCGGACCCGGTGATTACCGGGCTGCGCTTTGCCGAGGAGCTGGTGCCTGCCGGCGCGGGCTACTCGGTGGTGCTCATCGCAACGTGGTCGGAGAAGGGGGACATCGCAACGCGCCGCGTGCGGTATCAGGTCAATGGTGGGCCGTGGATCGATCTCGGCCTGGTGGATGGCTCGTCGGTCCGGATCGATGTGCCGTCGAGCGGTACCGTGAATGTGGCGGTGCTGGGCTACGACGGCGCCGGCCGGGTGTCGGCATCGGCCAAGGTGAGCGGCTCGCGGAACATCGTCGGTCGCTACACGCTGCCGCCGGCTGTTACCGGCTTCGGGGTCGCCACGACGGCCGATGGCACGCGTGTGCTCACCTGGGCCGTCGAAACCGTGTCGGCCGACGTGGGGTACATCGAGATCCGCTGCGCGGCGAGCAGTTCGACGCCCTGGGCCTCCATGGGGAGCGGTGCGGTGGTGCTCTACAAGGCTGGGCGCTTCGAGACCAGCTTGCCTGCTGCAGGCACGTGGAGCTTCGAGGCGCGCATGCTCGATGGCGCTGGCGGTTACAGCGCAACCGGCGCCCGGGTGACCGTGACGCTGGGGGCGCCGCCGGCCGGTGCGGTAGGTGGGGCAAACCGGGCATTCAACACGTCGGCTCATCCGCTTTATCCCAATGATGACGGGTGGTCGGTCTGGGCGAACGCAGGTAGCGGGTTTGCCGGCACAGAGGTCGAGCGGGGCTATGTGCTGCCCTCCTATAACACCTATGCCATGCCGACTGGATCGGCTCGATACCTCCACGCGGTTGGTGCGGTGGTGGTGGGTCGTCAGGCCGAATGGAATGTCCATCCTCAGCAGATACAGGTCGTGCCGGGTCAGAGGGTAGAGGCGCACGCCCTCACAGGGGCGCATCGATGTACCGCGTCAGTGTGCATTAACTGGTACGACGGCAGTGGCGGCCTTGTGCAGGTGGAGGTGGGTTCAAATGCCGCCGAAAAACCCGGCGGCACATCTCTGTCTGATTGGAAAAAGACGGGCGGCTTCGCGGTCGCGCCGGCTGGTACAAAGTGGATGTCTCTTTGCATCCGATTGCGTGACATGACGGCCGCTGATGCTTATGTGTTTTGCGATCAGGCTTACATCGGGGAGGCTCTTGACTCGCAATCCCTGCTGTCACCGTGGTCCGATGGGGCGCGGGCGGTGACCAATACCAATCAACTCACCGACGGTGCGCAACTCGGCACCAAGGCAACCTGGGCGGGTGTGAGTGGTGCCGGCAAGCCCCAGGACAACGCGACGGTGGGCGCAACCTTGGGCGTTAACGTCGCCGGCCAGATATCTGGGAGCAATGTCACGACGCTGGTGGCGGATGGTGCGATGGGGACAACGCAGCTCGCGGCGCAGGCGGCAACGTCGGTCATGCAGGCGTCTAGCGCGACTTACCTCGGCATCGTGGCGGGCGCCACGACCGCCATCGGTTACTTCGATCTTCTCGACGACGCGAAAACCGGGGCCGTTGTTGCGATGACGTCGTGCGGGATGTTCTGGCCGCAGGGCGCGACGGAAATATTCTGTTCGATTACGGCAATCCCGGGCACGCCGAGCGGGCCGGGTTTGGGGTTGCCGTGGGGGACTGAGTATGTCCTCGTCTCCGAGTTCTCCGTGGCGAAGTTCTCGGCAGCGGATGAGCGGGGGTATTCGGTGTCGACGTCCTTCGTGCTGCCGGCGGTTCAAAACATCCGGGTTTTGGTGAAGTTTCGGGCACCGGGGGCTTTCTTAAACGTCAAGCAATCGACGCGAATTGAGGTGATAAAACGATGATGGGTGCGATCTATGGCCCTGACGGGCTTTTTACGGGGGGGCTCGTTGCGGGCTCCGACGAGTCGCTGATGTTGCGCCTTGTGCCGGAAGGCATGAGCGTGTGGCGCTACGACGCCGCGCCGCCCGACCCGCAGCGCTGGCGTGTCGAGGCGGGCGAGCTGGTGGAGTACCAGCCGCCGCGACCGGCCGATACGGAGCTCGTGGTCTGGTCGTGGGATGCCGAGGCGTGGCGGTGGGCGTCGTCGCCGACCCCGAAGGCGGTGCGGGCTGCGGCGGCAGAGCAGATCGATGTGGCTGCAGGGCGTGCGCGCGCTCGTTACATCACGTCGGTGCCGGGGCAGGATGCCACCTATACCGCCAAGTACGCGGAGGCGCAGGCCTATGCGGCGGCGGGCTATCCGGACTGTGTGGCCGGCTTCCCGTATATCGCGGGTGAGTCGAGGCCGGAAGCCAACCGATCCGCCCGCGAAGCGGCGGACCGGATCATCGCCGTTGGCGACCAGTGGAATCTGGTGATCGGCCCGCAGATCGAGGCAACCCGGGTGAACGGGAAGGATCGCGTGTCGAGGCTCAATCGTCCGGCGGAGGTGGTCGCCGCAATGGAAGAAGTGGTCGCTGCCTTGGACGCCATTTAAAGGGCAGCATGCGCCGCATGGCGTGCAGACGTCTGCACCGCGATTGAAACCCGCTCCGGCGGGTTTTTTCTTTTTTAGGGGGTGATGTGGCAGAGCCAAACATTGGGCAGGTGCAGGAGGCGCTGGAAGGCGTGCGGGAGGACGTGCGCGAGATCCGCAGCGCCATGTCGAAGATGGCCGATGCGGTGGTGCGCCTGGCCGTCCTCGAGGAGCGCCACCAGACGGTGTCGTCGGCACTCGACCGGGCCTTCTCGGCCCTTTCCAAACTCTCCGAGCGGGTGCGCGACCTTGAGCAGACCCTCCCGGAAAACCTCGAGGCGCGGCTACGCGACCTCGAACAAGCGCAGCCCGTCCAGAAGCTCACGTCCGGCTG